TACAAGGATCCAATAGGATATATCAAACTTCGCAGGTTGTTGAATTGCGTCTGGATCGCTGCAGTTACACCGGCCAGATAACTGACTTCCGTAGCGGATGCAGCGCCCGCAATCAGAGATCCAGTCGCATCCGACACAACCGCTTTGTTCGGGGTGATGGAGATTGAAGGTCCTGAACCGGATCCTGTCCCCGACGTATCGTTGGAGGTATTGTTGGAAATCGAAGGAGAGGATTGTCCGAACACTGGCACCAGTGTTTCTCCATTCTCATCCGACACTTCCGTAATTTCATTGATTCGGACATGGATCCGTTTGTCCCATCGACTGTTTTCAATCGTCACAATATCACCCAAGTCGTAATCTGTTTTGTAGGTGACATTCTCATTGGGGAGGACGGTTCCTTCAAAGTATTCCGTTCTTGGCACCAAAGACGCGGATCCTTTTTGCGCTAGGAGTTGATTATAGTCCGCAAGGCTCATGCCCTCTTCCATGCGTTGGTCTTTCGCATTGACGAAGATCTCGCGGCGTTCTAACCCAGATTGACTGCCCACAAGAACAAGTTTCCGATCTTCCCCGACGCCTTCCCCGCCCACCAATGCGAGATTGGATCTTTCCTGGTCGCTGCTTTTATAGGTCGAGGAAAGCAGATTGTCGTAATCGTTACTGAAGATGACACGCGGATTCTCACTTTGTAGGAAGGATCGGTCGAAGGGTTTGAATGTTTCAAAGCGGAATTTCTTAGTACTTGGGATGAACCGGACCCGAAACCCAATCCCACTGGTTTCCGAAAATGTTCTCAGCGTTGAGAGTAGATTCTTGTAGGTGACTTGAATATTGATCGTTTCAGGATAGTTCATTAACGGTCCGAGTTCAAGTTGTGGAATGATCCGATCTGAAAGTGTTGGGGTAATGCAACAGGCACTCACCAACGAACGCATGGCAACTTCAACCGTTGTGTTCAGCGTCTGGGGTTCGAAGATGATCCGACGATCCAAGAGACTGGATCCAAAGCGACCCGTGACTTTGAGGCTTTCCCCTGCTTCACTTTGCTCTAGCACCAGGCACTCGATGATCCCGAATTCTACCGTATCTTTTTTCGTAATGAGGTATTGGGATTTCAAAAGTGACAGGGTATCAGAAGTGACGGGCACATGGATTTCAAAGTCTCCCGCGGTATAAAAGACGCGATGCCAGATCACATCGGTTGCTGTATCCAGAATGCCGATGAGGTCGAGGTTTATATCGTAGATGGTGAGTTCCATTGGCTACACCCCACTGTATCTCGGTCGATAGGTAATTTCGGTAAACAACGAAGAGGATCCACTTTGACTAGTGGCATACAGGACATTGTCCCCTTCTTCCAACTGCAGGAAGGTGGATCCAATGGCTAAGGCATTGAATAAGTTCACTGTCTCACCATTGCGGGTCCGTTCAATCCGCTTTTTTCCAACCTCAGTAGTAATCACGATAACGTCACCAGCCAGCAATGTCGTTTGCAATTCGATATATGCCAACGTTTGCGTATTAATCAGTTTGGGATTGACCACCACGCCATTGGCCGTGTAGCGAATTTTCATCCCGATTGCGATGTCGCCTTCATTGTAGATATTGACAGCTTCTGAGGGATGAATCGTTCCGAACTGGATCCCAGTTGCTTTTAAGGCAAGTGGGAAGTTGAGAGCGTATTCAATGAAGGAGATATCGATTAGAATCTCTTGCAAGGCTTCGAAGTAAGGTTGTGGGCAAAGCAGAGAGATGATCGCTTTTACTGGCCAACTCATCGGTGGAACTTCCAATGTTTCAACATAGGCTTCAATTTGTGCTTCGATCCGCTCGGAGGTATAAGTGAGGATTCCCTTCTGCTTGATCTTGAAGATTTCGTAGAGTTCTCCTCGATCGTCTTCCACGTTTCCATTGAGTTGAAGCGTAAGAACGATGTTGCGCGGATTGACTGTGGAGTTAACAAATGTCGAACCATCAAAACCCGCAATGGATCGGACATTGATGTTGGCTTTGGGTGGATTAATGCCGGCGAGATCAATCAGCGAAAAGGCAGCGTTTTCGCCGATCGTTATACTCTCGTTTTTGCCATTGGTGTACTGGATCGTTCGCATGTTCCCCTATCCCTTCATCAACGTAATCGCGAGAACTTGACTCGCGTTTTTTGTCTGGCGGTAAACTTCATAAGCCGACAATGCTTTGGGAGAGATGATGTTCTGAGTCAATTGGATCGAGGATCCACTGGATCCAGACAGCATTCCCATTCCAATTCCCTGCTGAACACTCGCATTGAAAGTTGTCGGAATAGCCTTCTGAATATCATTGTTGATGGAATCCATCTCTTGGCTGAAGCCGGATCCCAGACCTAACGCCATATTCTGACCAATCCCGGCGAAGACTTTCGAGGGCGAATGGATTCCTAAGAGGTTCTTCGCACCATCAATGATTCCAGAAAAGAAACCACCAACTTTATCTGAAATCCATGTTGCCATTCCTTGAATCCCATTCCACACCCCTTTGACGATATTCGACCCGATTTCGGAAAACCATTCGCCAACTTTGGCTAAGGTTTGGGGCAAGGTGACTTTGAAAAAGTTTACGATCTGGTCCACTGCTCCGCTGATGGTCGTCACGATATCGCTGAAGATTTTCTTGACGGCATTGCGGAATCCTTCGTTGGTATTCCAGAGAATCAGGATTCCCGCTATGAGTGCCGCAACCAACGTAATGATCACGCCAACAGGATTGGCAGCCATGACGATATTAAGCAGTGCTTGGGAAGCACTCATGCCTTCCGTCGCGACTTGCCAGCCTTTGACCATTGTGATGAGGCCTTGAATCATGGCGACGACATTCCACGCAGCCAGTCCGGCGGCAATTCCGCCAACGACCGAAACGATCGTGGGTCCATTTGCAATCGTAAAGTTGATGAAATCTTGAATCCCGGCGATGATCGTTGGCATGTTGTCTTTGAGCTGCAGGACGAGATCATTGATGACCGGTGCGAGTTGTGCTAAGGCTTCATTCATCAGTCCCTGAGTCGAAGCTTTCAAGGTTTCCATGTTGTCATCGAAGAGTCCAAGAGCATTGACCCCTTCATCACTGACGACCGCACCTACATTATGTGCTTCTTGAGCCAGACGACTGAGTTCCGTTGATCCAGCTTTAATGAGTGGATTCAGTTCAGTGGCGGCCTTCCCGAAGATCTGCATCGACAAAGAGTCACGTTCGGTTTCATTAGTGACTTTTCCAAGCGCATCGATCACTTCATAGAAGACAAGTTTGTTGTTTCTCAGCGAGCCATCCGCATTCGTGACCTGAACCCCCAACTCTTGATATGCAAGGGCTTGATCATTCAATTTCCCAGTCGCCATTGCATCCCGGGCGGAGTCCATTGTCTTGGTCATCTTGTTCATGGATGTGGTCATCGTTTCGACGGACACGTCTACAAATCGAGCTGCATAGTCCAACTCTTGCAACTGCTGAACCGAGATTCCGGTTTTATTGGAGAGGGTAATGAGATCGTCCGCGAAGCTTCCCGCATCACTCATGAGTTTCAGCAGTGCCGCTCCGGCTGCTGCAGCGGCTGCAGTTACCGCGACTAAGGCTTTCTTCCCGAACTCATTCATGGAGGAAGTCAGCTCATCGGTTTTCTTTTTCAAGTTTTCCTTTTGTATCGCGAGGTCAGCCGATCCATCCTTGAGCTTCAACAGGGCTGTAGAAGTTTCACCGAGTTCGAGTTTATTTCGGTTTAGGGATGCAGATTCTTTGTTGATCACGACTTCCAGATCCTGGGCCGCTTTGGAATTGGTTTCATAGGCTTCTGATACTTGTTGATGCTGTTCTTTGAGCGCACGTACCTTTTGCTCTTGGATGTCTGTAATGGTATTGAGGCTTTTAATTCGGGCACTCAGTCCATCTGCGTTCTCGCCCCAGGTTCCCATGCTGGCAGCTGCGGCTTTGAATTCAGAGTCTGCAATCCGGATCAGTCGATTGGCTTCGGTGAGTCCAACTTTGAGATCGGTTGTATCGAGGGTCCACTTCCCACCTAAGATATCTTCATTGGCCATGTCACCTCACCGGTCCTTTCCTAGCACCAACTTACTTGATCAGCGAATACTTTTTTTCGAATTGTTCCAGAGCTAGAATGTTCAGGTTTTTTGCGTCCTTTGCGAGATAGTTTATTGATGAGTAATATCACTTCATCGGCATCTGTTTTCCGTAAGGTAAACGGATCCAACGAAGGAAAGGCATGACAGAGATTCATGACCAATTCAAAGAGAATTTCAGAGAGCGGTGAAGACTCCTCATCGAGAGTTACGGCGTCTTCACCGTTTCTACGTTTTTTTCGTTGGTTCCCTCGATATTCTTCACCACCGCGACGATCTGTTGGAAGCAGAGTTTGATGTCGTTAACATCTGCTTGTCGCAACAGCTCTTTGGTCAGTTTAGGAAAAACCAGTTGGATGAACTGTCCCATTGCTTGGATGGATTCTCGCTCGGACTTCCCTTCTAGTTTTTCTGAGAGATCG